CAACTACACAAAGTAGAGCATCTAGACTATTTGCTTTAAATAGAGGAGTAGTAGGCGCTCCTTTTTTAATAACAGAACAAACAGTTATGACTTATCAAAGAGAAAAAGCTTCAATGATAAAACGAATGGTGCTTGATATGGACTTTGCTCAACTTGCACAAACTATGGCAGTAGATGGAAATATAACTAAAAAGAACTCACTTCTTATGGTTCAAAAGTTAAAAGTTTTTTACGGTGAAAAAATAAATGAAAGTGATGCTCCTGCTTTAGCAAAAGCGTATTTAGAAGAATATAATAACTATAGCAATCCTGAATATCAAAATAAAGATATAGAACTAAATTTAACTACTGAACAAATAACTAATTTTGGTTGGCAAACATTTTATAAATTAAGAAAATATGTAAAGAAAATGTATGGAGCAAACGTACTGATACCTATGGTGATGATTACACAACCTTCACTTATGTCTGCTTCTATAATGCAGAAACCTGCTGATAGAGATAAATGGGGATTATTTAATCTTTTAGGTTTAAGTAAAAGTAGTGAGTATGAAAGAAATATGTTAAAAAAAGGTGCAGATATATCTAGAACTAAAAGTTCTGTACGAATTGATAAAGAAGCAGAACAAGAATTTAGAGAAAAAATGTTTGGTAAAGGGAACGATAAATAATGATACCTTTTATTGGTCCATTGATTAGTGCTGTCAGTAGCATAGGCGGCTCTTGGATGGAAAACAAACTTCAAGAGACTAAAGCTAACTCACAAGTAAAAGTAGCTAAAGCTGAAGCTGAAGCCGAGGTACACAAAAAGGTAGCTACTGGTGAGATTGAGTGGGAAAAGACTATGGCTAAAGCTAGTGGCGATAGTTGGAAAGATGAGTATCTAGTAGTAGTACTAACTGTGCCAGCTATTTTAGTGTTCGTTCCCGGCATGGAAGACCTCATACAGAGAGGCTTTATAGTACTAGATACTCTACCTGAGTGGTATCAGAATGCTCTTATGATAGCTATTTCTGCATCTTTCGGTATCAAGGGCTTCTCTAAGTTTCTAGGTAAGTAGTTTATTGATACTGTCGTAGTAGTCCTTGGTTAAAGCATTAGCTCTTTGCATGAAGGCACTTATTACGTGTGTGTTTTCATAGCTAGGTAGCTTCTGGTTCATTGTTTTTAAGAAGTCCTCTACAGGAACAAAGTGGTGTTCTACCTCTATGTTTCCTTGTGTGTTTAGTATCACTGTTACTTCTGATAGTACGGTTTTAGCTTCTCTCATAAGTCCACTATTTCACAGACACCGGCACTACAGGCCAACTCTTGAGAAGCTTTAGTATTATCCTCAAACTCAAATTGATTTAGTTTATTCCAATCTATGTCTTTAGGAGTAATGTCGTACAGTTCTTTGTACTCTACTTCAGTACATTCTTGGTAAGGAGCTTGACGGTATGTGTGATCAGAGTACGGTAAAAAACTAATACCGCTAAGACGATCAAAGTTTTTATAGCACCATGCTCCTACTTCTAACCATTCATCTTCATGTACACTAATGGTAATAGAAGGTTTGTGTTCACACCAGTGTTCACTGTAAGTCATCCACAACTCTAGATGCTCTATTGCTGTTAAGTCTTTACGAAACACTGCTTTACTCGCGCACTTAATTGGAAAAGAAAATACAGTAATATTAGTAGGAGACATTACGTCAGGTTCGTTACTAACTCCTGACTCTTTAAGAAATTTAGTTAGAGGGTCTTTATTATCTCCTCGTACAGTACGAATATAGTACGGAGAGTGACGAGGATGTATACCACTAGCGGAGTCTGTTAACTGGCTTACAGTTCCAGAAGGCTTCACACACGTAATTGCAGCAGAACGTGGTATTCCTAACCTATCAGCCCATTCTCCATTTACCTTTACCGCATGGTTTCTTAATCGTTCTAAGAGGCTCTTCAGCTTGTCTCCGTTTCTATTAAGTAACGGGCAATCCATGATGCCTGTTAAAGATACACCTAGTAAACGTTCTTTCTCTGTTGTGTTTTGCCAACGCTTACGAATGTAATGAAAATCAGTTAACGTAGATTGAAAAGTACCCAGTATAGTAGCGTACTCAACTTTCTGCATTAAGCTTTCTTCTGTGTCATCATAGCGACACACTGCTTCTGTTAGATTACAGAATTGATTAGGTAACAAAATGATCTCACTACACGGATTAGTGCCGTAGTCAGCATCCTTAGAACGTCTATCAAATCGGCTTGCCTGTCTCTGTGCCGCACTTCTATTGAACATACCTCGTTCACCTGACTTACTCATGATCAGAGCAGTCCACTCTTGCATAAAGCTTTCTACGCTAGGACGATGAGTATAGGATACAGAGTTGTTAGCTAACGCTCTCTGAGGTTCTGTTAGATACCACTCACCAGCTTTAGCGTGACGCATACGATCATCATACAGATCACTTAGAGACAACAAAGCAGAGCGTCGTACACCGCCAGATACTACAACGTCACCAATCTTACAGACGATATCGTGACATTCAATAGATGAAAGCTTACGCCCTCTAGCGTCAATAAATATGTTAATGACAAACTTAAATAAGTCCTCTAAAGGTTCAGGTCCAGAAGCTCTACCACCAAAGATTTTAAGTCTAGAACCTGCAGGACGTATGTTACTGTAGTCTATCTTAGGTATACGATTAGTGTATAACAGACTGATAAGATCACGTAGGCTTCTAGCCCAACCTGTCTTGCTATCTGCTACCGAGATAAGATCATTAGTGTATTGAAATGACTCATCAGGAATATCAGGAAGATTGTTAACAGCGTTACGTTCTACAGAGAAACCTACGCCTGTACCATTCATTAATATATATAGTATTTCATCAAAGCATCGTGGATTATCTATAGGAAGATATGAGCAGTTATAACCAGATATGTTTTCTCTAGCTAAAGCAGGACCAGCAGTCATTAAAGCTCTCATAGATGGCATTACTTCTTGCTTCTCTATCATACCTCGTATCTTAGAAAAAGACTCTTCAAAGTTATTCCAAGAACCTTTAGTCTTACTTTCTAAACTGTTTACGTGATTAGACATAAAGGTAAGATAACGATCTATTGTCTCAGGCCAGTTTTCTCGTCTTGACTCTGTGTCATCCCAACGTGCATAACGACTCTTGTAGATAAAGGATTGATAACCATCAAAGGGTACGCTCATGCAGCACCTACTGTAACATTAAAGTTAGTAGTAGTATTAGTTAATGTTTTTTCTAAATCAGCGTACATATCCATTTGATCAGTAACTACTACCTTTTCTCCATTATCATCATCATCTTCTTCTTGTATATGTATTAACTTAGCTAGATACCATTTAGCCTTATGTAGATCTGTTAGTTTGTTACCCTTATAGTTACAACGCCATAAGTACTTAATGATGTTACCTTTTAGATAGTTTTCAAAACCACTAAGAGGCATAGAAGCTTGAATAGCGTCTATACATTCAATACCATATTCATTTAAGTTGTAGTGTGCAGGATGATTAACATCCTTATCAAAATTATTATTATTCAAAAGTTATGCTCCTTTATCTGGTTCTTCTTCTTTTATACCAAATTTCATCTTAGAGGTCAATGGTAAATCTATAGTTTCTGTGTCTACGCTTTTCTTGTAATCTGCAAAATAAACAATAGGGGCTTCTTTTTTCTTATTTATTTCATCTTTAATTTTCTTGGTTAGAAACGTATACCCTTCTGAGACAATCTTTTCTGTGTCTTTCTCTAGAAGAGATAGTAGACCATACGCTACGCAAGTGCTAATGGAAGGTTCTAATACACCGTCTGTAGCTATAGCCTCAGTCTCTCTAGTAAAGTCAAAGATAGATACGTTAAAGTTACCGTGGCACTCTCCATCATTCTCTAGCACCTCTTCTAGCATAATAGCTACACTAGCTGTACCTTCTTCGCTACTCTCTTCAGAGGTTTTATCCAATATCTTCTCTAAAGCTTCTACACTCTCTAGAACTTTACTTTCTATTTCACTATCGTCTTTATCATCCATTCTTTAGGAACCTTTTTCTCTGCGTACATAAAATTATATTTGTCGCACCAACCACCATAAGTAGTCTTAGAGTGTTTGTGTAATAAGTTACGTGCATTTTGAAATATAAAACGTATATCAATATCAGGATGTTGTTGTTTAATAAGCTTATGTTTAGTTCTATCTAAAGAGGTAAGATATCCTTTAGTTTCTATGAAGAAGCCATACTCTATCAGATAAAAGTCAGGAGTATACTTTCTAGGTTTAGGAACATAAAGTATCTTAGTAGGCTCATAGGTAGCTTTAATACCTCTTTCTCTTAAATCTCTAGAGAAGTCTGCTTCAAATCTAGACCGATATCTTGCAACCAAACTATAGCTCCTCTACCTTATTGTATAACAACTCAGCTTCTGTAATACGTCCTGTATTGTAGTCATAGTACAGCTTAGTACATTGTCCTGTCAAGCCACTAAATCTATTTTTAATAATTCTAGCATAGGTTGTGTGTCTTTCTATGACGCAATCAGCTTGTCCGTTACGCTCTAGAGCTATAACTATGTCACTTAACTGACCTATTGAGTGTGAGCCTCGTATATCATTTAAACCCACATCAGCAGTGTTAGTCTCATGAGAACCACTAGAAGGTCTACGTAGATGTGATACCATAAAAAGACAGATACCTAGTTCTTGTACAAGTGTACGTAACTTAGTCACGCAAGAGTCAATAGTCTTTCTTTCATCCATAGAGTTTTCTTGTGAACTTACTAATATACTG